CAGCGGAAGCCTTCGGGGGTGCTGGCGACGGCGAGTTGGGGTTTCGTTCCACCGCGGAGGCGGGCGAGCATCATTTCGGAGGCTTTTTGGGCGACGTCGTGGGGGGAGGTGTCGATTTCGTCGGCCAGAACGGCGGATAATGTCTGGCCGCGGATGCGGTTGAAGGTTTCGGTCGCTCGACAGAGGAGAGTTGTTGTGCCGCTGGGGGTGTGAATTATGTACTCTGGTTGTGGCGAAACGCGAAAGTTGTGGGGTATATCGAATTCTTCTAAAAAATCGTCGAAGGCGCGCATCCAGACGTCACGAATCATGATGTTCGTTGGTTCGAAGACGGCCATTACCGTTCCAGGGTTATCCATTGCGAGGAGAACGGCTTTTGCGGCGAGGGCGCGGGTCTTACCAGCGCCAAAGCCGGCGCAGAATCCTAGGATTTTGGTGTCTGTGTCGGTGCAGAAGTCGCGTTGCGAGGGCAGCAGCGAGGCGAGGATGCGTTCGCGGAGCGACTCGTAGGACTCGGTGCAGTTTGTGCCCGTCCCAGTGGGAGGGGTGAGGCAGCCGCCTGCGGGGATTCGTGCCAGCAGGGACATGCGGCGGTACTTGCGTGTTGCCTAGCAGTCTACTGGGGGCGGGGGCGGGGCTTTTGTTGAGGGCGTAGGCCGAGACGGGGGTGGGGGGAGGGGGGACTGGGGGAGGGGGTTACCTGGGGACTAGGGTGTGATTGTAGTGTGATTTTTGGGTTGTTCAGAGAGCAGCGGGTATCACCGCTTTCCCGCCAATCGCTTGGCTGGGGGAAGGGCCTTGGGGGCCCCGTGGTGGGGGCCCCAGTGGCGGACTATAAAGTTTCCCGCGGCGTTGCGCCGGTTGGCAACACGTTAAACTTATGCGTTTGGTATGTCTTTTTCATGTAATGCGCATAATGTTGCGCATCTGCCTCAGTGAAACAATGCTCACACACATAAGGAGGCTCCCAATCAGTTAACGCTTCGTTTGGTACATAACACCAAACGGCATAACGATAAGCGGGATTTAGCTGGAGTTCAAACTGGATGGTGGCCATTGGTGCGGCTCAGCTGGTGGACTCCCAAATTCTATAGACTCACACTGTGCACACTGTGGCTGCTGGCGGTTTGTTAATAACACTTAACGTTGTAAGGGGGTGCCGGGGATGCCGTTAGGTGGGAGAGTTCAGCGCGACCGTGAACCACGGCCATAGGCTGGACAGCTTTATCGGCCTGCCATAGGCTCACCATCCAACCGGCCCCGGTGCTGGCAGCAGCAGCAGCAGCAGCAGCAGCAGCAGCAGCTCGCATGATTGGCCAAACCGCGCCAGGCATGAATCGCCTTGAATCGCCTTGAATCGCCTTGATTGGCGTTTCTGTTCAATTCTTCGGCTCCAGACCCAGCAGCCTCGCCTGCAACGACACCGCGCCGATCGCATTGCTCAGTTGTTTCGATTCTCGCGCCAGTTCGAGAATCTCTGCAGCTGCCTCTAGCAGTTCGGCCACTTTCTCGCGCCGGTCGACACGCTCCAGATCCTGAACCATCCGCTGCCTGGCCAATTGCATCCGTGACTCTGCGGTCCTGGTTTGCAGCCCCCACTCCTCCGCACAGCGCTTTCGAATGTGGTGCGGCCTCATTCCTTGAGCGAGCCAATCGCGCACAGCGTCGACCTGATCCGCAATCTCAAGTGCTGTAAAGGCGGCTCGGTTTTTCTTCTCAGCCGGCTCGCCCATTCCGCACCATCGGTCAGACTCTCAGCCTAGGTTGCCGGCAAGTGTGGACAGGTTGCGCCGTATGCTCTACAGTGGCAGTTGAGAGCGGAACGACCCCGACCTGTAGGCTCCGCTCCAATCCGAACCATGACGACCCAATCACAGAGCCTACGCCTCGCCGACGAGCTGGCGCAGCACCCCTACGCCTGGCCCGGCGGCTATCCGCTGTTCGCCATCACGAGCGACGGCGCCGCACTGTGCCGGCACTGCGCCGCATCGGAGCGCGCCAGCATCGGAACCACAACCGGAACCGATGGTTGGTGTGTCGTGGCGATCGATGCCAACTGGGAGGACCCAGCGCTGTATTGCGACCACTGCGGCGGCCGCATCGAGTCGGCCTACGCCGAAGACGAGGCGACCCAGTCGGAGGTGCTCGCATGATCGGCACAATCCGCTCCAGTGCCCTAGCAGTCGCCGCCCTGGTGATCGCAGCCGCGGCGCTGTCGTTTGACGCGGGCCGAACCACCGGTCGCGCAGCTGCGCTCCAGTCAATCCCGACCGAGTGCCGCCCCAGTGCCGGCGGCCGATAGTGTCAACCGCTCCAGTACTGGAGATATTGGCACTATCCCCCAAACAAACCATAACCACAAACCACCCCACCGCAACATAGAAACCATGACCCTTACGATTTCCGATCTGCTGGCTTACGCCTCGCAGCAGGCGCGCATAGAAGCGATCGACTATTTCGATCCCCGCTATCCTCGCCCTGACGAGGTGCGCGCATGGCGGAACGACCGCGGGTATCGCGATTGCGACCGGCGCCGGGTGTTCCGCACGTTCCCCGGCCGTATCCGCTCCAATGGGCTTCTGATCCCCGGAACCTACGGCGGTGCCCGTCGGCTCGAAATTTCAGCCGATGCGATCGACTACACCGCTTGCCAATATGCGGCCCGTGAAATCTGGCCTGCGGTTTTCGATTACTTCAAGCAAACCAACGAAATCTGAACCATGCAGACCCTCTTCCTGTTTGATGCCGCCCAGCGCTATGGGCGAGACGCTGGCTTAGAGGTCGTCAGCGTGTGCCATGCCCTGCTTCCTGCAGGCGTGCCATCCCGTGATCACTGGGGAAACTACGTGAACGCCTTTACGGTCTACATCGGCGCCCCTGGCACTCCAGAGCACAGCTGCAGTTATGGGCGCGTCGTTAACAGCATCCATACGCTGGCCACCCCTACGGTTGCCGACGCCCTGCATGACATCGCCCAAGCCTTGGACGTTGTGGCGGAGTTCGGCAGCCGCGCGGACTACGAAACCTACTTTCTAGGTGGCTGCCGCGGCGTCGCTGAGATCGACGCTATGCGCGTCGCTTGGCGGGACTATCAGCAGACTGCCGGCCGCGCCAGGCGTTGCCTGCCTGCCGACTTGTTGGCCATCCTGCCGACCCTATGGGTTGGGCGGTCAGATGGCTGAACGCGCCACAGAGGCAGAGCTGACCGATCGGGAGGCTGCAGCCTTGGAGCTGCTGGCCTCCGGCACCGGCACCGCCATAGCGTCCCAGCTAATCGCAGAACGCTATGGCGTAAGCCTGCGCACGGCTCAGCGATCGGTGAGAGTTGCTGCGCTGGAGCTTTGCGAGCCAGCCACCGGGCACGCCTTGGATTGCCAGGCAATGCTCGGGCTTTATCGCCTCGAACTTCTCGCGGGAAAAGCGATGCTCGAAAACGACCCAGGCTTGGCCATCCGTGCTACCAAAGCCCACGCGTCGGCACTGGCCCAGTTCAGACGCGCCGTAGAGTCTGCCGCTCCGAAGCGGCTCCGGCTCCGGCACCAACGCACCAACGCCGCGGAGGATCTGCCGTTCTGATCCGTCCGATGTGTCGCTGATGTGTCGTCTGCAAATGCCGCCCATCTTGGGCGGCTTTCTATTGGCGCATTGCTAGCCGCTTAGGAATGTTAAGATTTGCGACAATATCACTAGACTCTCAGTCTATGGGCAATAATACGGGCAGGCCACAAGCCGGATAGCTGGCCCCGGATTCTCGGCAGGAGACACGAGACCTGTCAGCCTGGTTACCGCCTCAGGCAAGAGCTGCGATCACGCCAGAGGCAACCCAACCACACCGCAACTAGGCTCACCCGCCATGCACACCATCACCGAGCGCAGCACCAAGGCCGACATCATCACGGCCGCCGTTGAACTTACAGATCACCAGCAACACCAGATCGAAACCCTGCAGCAGCGCCAGACCATCCTCCTAGCACTGCTGGGGGCCCTGGCGATCCTGCAGCTGATCTGAGCCACGCCCCAGCCGATCCCCCCATGGTCGGCTTCTTTGTGCCCTGCGGTTGAGAACGATTCCCGTTCCCGTTCTCACCGCACCGCCCAAGGTTGTTGAGAATGCGTCGCAATAGCGTTAGCACTGGCGGTGCCAGCCCCGCACCAATGCAGAATCTGCATCGCCCGCAGGCGGGAATTCCGGCCACGCTCCAGCAGAATCAAACCTCCGAAATTCGGTTGTTTTCCTATGAATGCAAATTTTGGCCTTGAATGGCCCCTAGGAGCCCCGGGAAGGCCTATGAATGGCTTTTAGGGTCCTACCCCTTGAATGGCCTCGTAGAAGATTTTGCAGCGCTCCAGGTAGCCGTCCTCGGCTTGGGCTAAGGCGGTGTCGTCCATGAATGTCAGATCGACCGAGCCAACGCGGCGAGCCACGACGATGAATGCTCCTTGTATTTTGAGGCCCGTCAAATGGGTAAGGCCTAGGGAGTAGGCGCCAAGCTGCAAACGGTAATC